TGATGAAAATGAATTGAGAAGATTAGTCAAAGACTTAGAAAGCTTAGGGATGTCTGATAGTAAAAATAAGACTCTATTAAGACAAGGTATGAGAAAAGCTGCTAAGCCTATATTACAAGAATTAAAGGGGATAGTACCTCAAAAGACAAAACAATTAAAAAAGTCTTTAGCTATTATAAACGGTAAAAATGTAAAAGGTAAGCCACCAACAGTATATGTTGGGCCTAGAGTTAAAAAATCTTTTGCAGCAGATGACAAGACTGGTTTTTATTTCTATTTCTTAGAGTATGGATTTAAAGGCATTCCAGGACTTAGAATGTTAGACAGAACAGCATCATCTAAAGGCAATTTTGCTCTTAGTAATGTTATAACTGAAATAAAAAAGCTTATAGATAAAAGGATGAAATAATGGAAGTAGGCAAAGTCATATATAATATTTTAAGCAATAATGCAACAATAAGCAATTTATTGACTACTGATTCTAATACTAGAATATTTCCTAGTAGATATAACTTTCCTAAAAATGTAAAGCTCCCATATATTACTTATCAGATGTTCGCTGATGAGCCAAACAACACAAAGAACGGAGCTTCAACTTATGACTATGTGAGAGTGCAAATAAGCATATATCATAATAGTTATAAGGATATGACTACTCTAGCTGGTTTGGTTAGAACTGCATTAGATTATACAAGTGGTACTTATAATGGAGTAGTAGTTGATAAGATATTTTATCAAGATCAAAACGAACTTTATGATGATTCTGCTGGTACAGTTGGATTGTATGGTTTGGCTCAAGATTATAGATTTAACATAAATAGATAAATATGTATAAAGTAAAAATTAAAAAAGATATTGAATGTAGAGGCGTAGAATACAAAGAAGGCGAATCTTACGAGGTTGTTAGAACGGTATTCAATTTCCTTAGACATAACAATGCGATTGACACAACAAAGAAAAAATCTAAGAAGAAAGAAACTTCTAAAGATTTAGATATTAGCTAATTATAAATTTAAAATTAAAATATTATGGCAATTTTTAACGGAACTGATCTAGTGCTTACAGTAAGCCCTAGTTCGGGCGGATCGAATGCTAAACTAATGCATTCACAAACAGTATCGTTATCAATTAATGTTGATACGATAGATATTTCAACTAAAGATTCTTCTGGTTTCAGAGATTTAATAGGTGGACAAAAATCATTCAGTCTTTCGGCTGATGGACTAATGGACTTTGCTGGTGTTGCTGGTGACACAGAGCCTGATGAGTTATTCACTCAAGCTATGGCTAGAACGTCTGTGACTTTTGTATTTGGTTTAGCTTCCCCTGCTTCAGGTGACTATACTTATAGCGGCTCAGGTTTTATTACAAGCATTGAGTATTCTGCGGGAACGGAAGAGGCCCCCACGTACTCGGTTTCGATAGAGGGCAGCGGAACGTTGACTCAGAACGCAATTTAATAATTTCTTTGTTGGTTGGGGATTGAGCTTCGGCTCGTCTCCCAACTAGCAAATTTAAAACCAACAAAATATGTACGAAGTAGTATTAATAAACGGAAAAGATCATCCTGTACGATTTGGAATAAATTCTTTAAGAATGTTCTGTAAAGATACAGGAAGAAGTTTAGCTGACTTAGATAAGCTAGGAGAAGGAATAAGCTTAGATGATGCTTGTTATTTAATTCTTAACGGAATAAAAGACGGATCTCGAGTAAGTGGACAAGAATGTTCTTTAACAGTTGATGATGTAGCAGATATGCTAGATGAAGATTTTAAGGCTTTAAATAAAGTCTTAGAAATATTTTCAACTCAGTTTTCTGCTAAATTTGAAACGGAGGGAAACGACAAAGCCACGAAGAAAGTGGCGAAGGCGAAGAAATAACTTGGGATAAGTTAGAGGCTATTGGTTACGGACTTGGGTTGTTACCTAAAGACTTTTGGAATTTAACATTTCACGAGTTTTTATGTACACAAAGAGGGATTAATGATAGACTAGAACTAGAACAGAGGTATGAATGGGAACGGATTAGATGGTTAGCGTGTGCATTTTTACAGCCACACACTAAAAAAGGACAGAATTTAACACCTCAAAAGTTAGTTAAGTTTGATTGGGAAAAAAAGAAAAGAAAAACCAACGCAAAGAAACAACGACAAAGAGCAGAATATATAAATAAGAAATACGAATTGCTAAACAAAAAAGATGGCTCAAAAGAATCTTAGTATAAAATTAAGCTTAAATGATAAGCAATTTCAAAGTTCTTTAAGGAAAGCGACTAGATCCTTAAAAAGATTTGGAAGCTCAATGAAAAGAACGGGTAGGAATATGACTCGTAGTCTTACTATGCCCATCTTAGCATTAGGTGGCGCATCAGTCAAACTAGCTACGGACTTCCAAACTTCAATGACTAAAATTTCCACTTTGGTAGGAGCATCTGCTAAAGACTTAAAACAGTATGAGGCTGGGATAATGTCGCTATCCGAAAGAGTAGGAGTTTCGGCTGCTCAGTTAGCAGATGGTTTATTCTTTATTACTTCTGCTGGTTTTCAAGGTAAACAAGGACTTGATGCTTTAGAAGTATCTGCAAAGGCGGCTGCTATGGGAATGGGTGAAATGTCATCTATTGCTAATGCTCTTACTTCTATTATGACAGCTTACGAGAAAGAGAATATGACATCGGCTAAGGCTGGTGACTTATTACACGAAACTTTGAAGCAAGGTAAGTTTGAGGCTGCTGAGTTTATGGATAAACTAGGAGCTGTTATTCCAGTTGCTGCTGCTGCTGGGGTAAGCTTTGAGGAGCTAGGAGCTGCTTCTGCTACAATGTCTAAGCTTTCAGGTGATGCTGCTGTTACCTTGACATCAATGAAGTCTATGATTATGGCTTTGTTGAAACCAACAGCTCAACAAGAAGAAATTTTAACAAAGTTAAAAATTAGCACAGAACAACTTGGTGAAATGACTAGTGAGAGTTTACTAGGTACTTTACAATTTTTACACTCTAGGTTAAAAGACAACAACGAAGAACTCTTAAAAATGTTCGGAGGCTCTAAGTCAGTAGTAGGGATGTTGTCAACAATAGGACTTCAATCTGAAACTTATACTGAGGTTTTAGAAGGGATGCATAATAGTCTTGGAAATGTCAATAATGGTTTTGCTACTTTATCAGGTACAGCTGGTTTTAAATTTAATCAAACATTAGTTAAACTGCAAAATGCAGGTATTAAAATAGGTAATATTTTGCTCCCTGTTGTTTTGGATTTAGCTAATGCTTTTATGGGTTTATTAGATGATTTCAAAAACCTTTCACCAGAAGCTCAAAATTTAGCGGTTGCGGCTACTTTATTGGCTGGAGCTTTAGGCCCTCTATTAATGATAATGGGTAGTTTAGTGACAATTGTTACTGCAATAAGTATCAAGTTTGTTGCTATTGCTATTGCTGTCGCTGCTTTAGCTACTGGTATTTTATTCGTTGTTGATAATTGGGAAGCGTTTATTGAAAGATTTAAAAATATTGATTGGTGGCGCAACACTTTACTAGAAATGATAGCTTTATTAATAGAGTTTAATCCTATTACTTTATTAAATGATGCTTTCAATGAGTTTTTAAAATTTATAGGGGTAGCACAAATTCCTAATCCATTTCAAAAAGGAGCTGACTTTTTTAGGGATATGAAAGTTGAAATTGATGATTTTGAAAATGACTTTGATGACTTTGGAACTTTTATGGAAAGGCAAGGTGAAAGAGTTAAAGGGGTTTTAGGTGATATTGCAAATAGTTTAAATTTAGGTGGGCCTAGTGGTGGTGGTGAAGCTACATCAAATGTAACAACATCAACTAATACAAGTCAAGGAATACTAGGCCCTTTAGACTCATCATTTTTTAAAAACAATCCTTTACAAAATATTTTAGAAAGCGTAAACTTTCAAGATGCAGAAACACCATTTACTGGATTAATTGTAAAAACAGAAGAAGAACTAAAATCATTAGCAGAACAAGGTGAAGAAACAGAAAGAGTAATGCAAAGGCTATCATCAACAATGATAAACTCTTTTAGAGCTACGGCTGATGCTTCTGATCAAAGTAGTAAACAAATGATTACTTCTGCTAAAAATGCAGCAAGAGAAGAAATAAAAACAGCATTAGCTGTTTCTGTAGCTAATGAAATGAAGTCAATATTTGCTACCGTTCCTTTTCCTTTTAATTTAGCTTTAGCTGCTGGAGCTGGTAGTATTGTCGGAAGTTTATTTGCTAAGGTAATACCAGCATTTGCAGAAGGTGGACTTGTTTCAGGAGCTACGCTTGGATTAATCGGTGAAGGCAGAGGGACATCAATGAACAATCCAGAGGTAGTCGCACCACTTGATAAACTAAAATCAATGATAGGACAAGGAAACGGAAGTATTGAAGTCTTTGGCTCAATAAGTGGACAAGATATTTTATTAAGCTCTACAAGAGCAAGAAATAACAGAATAAGAACT